TTCTTTCTTTTCAGATTTCTTTTTAGCTGGCTTAAAGATTTTATCTGCTTGATCTAGAAGTGGGACATTATCGTCTGCTGTCTGAGGCTCAGGGCGTGTATATTCACGACCTTCATCTTCATCAAGGAAAGGTTCGTCACGAAGGATCTCATTGTTTACATCTTTCCAAGACTGAGCGAATGCAAGAGGTGTGTTCTTTCCACGACGATAGAGACCGAATACTGGTTCTTCGATATCCCAGAACTGCTTACCTGAGTCTGCATCTACTTCGCCCTTTTTAAGAAGCTTTGGTTCTGGCTTATCTAGCTCTGCAGCTCTTTTTTGTCCATCAGAAATAGCAGTCTGTGCAGCCTTAGGATTATCAAATTTAACAATGTCGTACTTATCGTCTGTATATTTATTACCCTCATCTTTGCGATAAATACTTGGAGCATCTGAGACAACAATGCTGTTTTCTGGAAGTACCTGTGCACCATTAGGCACCTCTGCTTCTACAGAAGAGTAACCGTCTTGCGAGTCCTTGCTTTTAATAAAAGCTTCAAGACCTTCACCAAGCTTTGTAGGAACTGTTGCAACTTTACCCTTGCCCATTTCGATATCAACAAGGTTTGGATCAAACATGTTCTGGTTTAGTAGTTCTCCAGAAAGGCTTCTTGTAGAGCCATCGTTTCTAGCAACATAGACACGGAAACCATCTGTAGCTCTCTTAGCTGCAGACCTTCCCATATTGATCCAGCGCTCAAAGCGGTCAGAAAGCTGTACAGCCTCACGAGCACGGCGGGCTGCGGCAGAGTTTTTACCAGCATAAGGATTTGCAGCAGCTAGAAGAACTTCAACAGGTACATGTCCTTGAGGCATGTTCTCTAGGCGAATCATTGAATACTTATGCTCTGGAGAGTCGATAGGAGAGAACATTGCAGAAGCAAGAAGGCTCTTTACTGTCTCATCCTTAATTCGTGGGTCATCAAGAATCCAACGCATCTGAGCCTCTGCAATTGCAGAAGCACTCATTGAGTTCATTCGAGTAGATCTTGGATGTGATGTTGGAAGTAAGTCTGTATTAAATGCCTCTAAACCGATAACCTTGTTGTATTTAGCTAGAGAGATGTAATTAGAAAGCTCTGTAAGCGCTTGATGCTTACGGATTGAGAAAGGTAATCCTCTGGTCTTTTGTAGAGAACGAGCAAGAACCTTGTATGCAGATCGACGATTTACTCGACGACTTGTTGTAGAAAATTCGTTGGCTTTTTCAAGTAAAACATTTGCTTCTTGACGAATAAAACGTGCCTGTTCACGACTGCTATATGCTCTGTAAGAGCTTACAACAATTTTATTCTCCATCTTCTTCTGCCTTTACTGGAAGAAGGTCTCCATCTAAGCTTTCGTAACCAAGAGATGCCAGTAATGATGCTCTTTTAAAAGGATTATCTCCATTACGGACACCACGAAGCCAAGAAGCACGGATTGCATGCTCTGCTTCGTAGCCATAACCTGAATACTCTGCCATAGCAAGGATTGCTTCTTCTGGAGATGAATAATCTTCTTCATTTAGAAGATCAATATTTAATTCTTGCTCATATCTCCACTCATTAGCAAGCTTTGCTAGCTCTTGTGGTGACTGAATATCGTTTCCTAGTTTTTCGCCTTCAAGAATTCCGACATCAACGACGCCATCTGGGATAACCGCGAAACGACACTTACCCTCGTCTTCGACTTCAAGTTCGATGATTCGGCATTGGCCATTACCCATGTATAGAACACAGTTAGAGCATTTGACTCCGATACCTCTGACATCGTTTTCGGCTGGAGGTGTGTATCCTGCCCAGATTCCTGTGGCATCTTCATTGAATCTTCCATATTTATCTGCAATCTCGACTAGCGCTTCTGCTAGATCGCTTTCTTCAGGAACCAAACCTGCTGAAGCTGCAATGGAGTTTGATTTCTTAGTTGAACGTGGGTGACCAGAAGGCAGTAGATCATTATCTGTTGTGTATGCAGAGTTTGATGGCTTTCCAGACTTCAACAATCTTAAAAATGCATTTACACGACCCATAGCCCACTGATTGCGTGTCATTCCCGGACGGTGCGAGACGCTATAAGCACCTGCACCTCTGCGATAAACAGCTTTTAACATTCCAAGAGTTGCACGACGACCCTTACCTGCTTTTTCGTTGTGCTGTTCAACTTTATTCTTTAAAGACTTTTCTACTGCTGCAGAAAACTTAACTTTACGAGTTCCTGATGCAGAACCTTTTTTGTTTTTGCTAGAGCCTTTAATTCTATCTTTCTTAGGAGCAGGAGTTTGAGAAATAGTGCGCTTCTTTTTCTTTGCTGCAAACTCTGAGTCCTCTGAATCATCTGAAGCGTCAACAGGAACGCAGTTAGGAACCATTTTACCGTTCTTTTCTTTCATTCCAACTTGCTTGTAGCCATCCCAGCAAGGATCTCCAGCAGAAACAAGTGAAGTAACAACTTTGTCAATTGACTGATCAGACATTACTGTTCTTGCCCTTCTGCAGGGGTTTCTGTAGCAATACCTGCCGCTTCTGCACCTTCGCTTGCGGCATCAAGTGCTTGCTGAAGTTCTGGCGGAATAGGGGCAACTGAAGATTGCTGTTGCTGTGAGCGAACTGTGTTAATAACTTCTGGTGCAATTGCTGAAAGCATTGCTTCAGTAAATTCTGGAGTAAATACACCACGCTCTTGTAGAAGTCTGATTGAAAGTTCCTTTGGAGTTGGTGCATCTGCATCTGAGAAGCCGTGAGCACGACGCCATGTGTTTGCAGAGACTGCCATACGGTCAAATCCTGCGTCAGCATCTGTTGCACGGTCATTACGAGTTGCAATTGCTGATGGGTCATACCAAACAACAATTTTATTTACTTCTGTTTCTTCATAACCGTTTGCGATAAGATATGGACGAAGATAGACAACTGTTAGAGCATCTGCAATGAGCAACATAAGTGGCTCGATGTGTGCCTTGTAAAGTGACTCATCAATCTGCATTGCATTTGAGTACTTAACATTTGCAAGGCCTGTTACAACATCCTTTGGAACATCCAATCCTTGCAAGATGCGCTCTAATACACGGTCTGAACGCTCTGCAAGTTGTGGATCGAATGAACGCTCAAACTTGAATTGCTTAATCTTGTCGCCAAGTTCTGCAGGACCACGGATGATAAGAGGAACAACTGCTGATGCGGACTCTTCGTCACGAATCGGAGTTGTCATAGCATCCATCAACTGCTCTTCAAACTCATCCTCTGCCTCTTCAGCAGTAAAGTTAGGACCGATACCGTCTTCAGAGTCATAAGGGAAATCACCATCTGCTTGTGCAGCAACAGAAAGTCCGTCTGGTAAGTAAAGAGCACCAGCATTTAGGCGTGAACGTGCAGTTGCACGGAATGTTCTGTTGAGGAGAAGAAGTTCGGCGCAGAGATCTAACAAACCACGAAGTGATGAGTCTGCTTCATCTGAGTAACGAGGATGTGAACGCCAAATTCGTCCTACAAATGCATTTCCACCTAATTTAGAAGATTTATCTGTGCCACCTTGTGAAGTGGTTGCCTGTTCACGTCGTCCAATAACATTAAAACCGCCACGAGGATCTGTTGTTACTTCATCAACAGAACGAATATCCCAAGACTCTGGTAATTTCTGTGATGGCTTAGCTGGCATCTGAACTAGATAGCATTCACCTGCTACTGAAAGGTTTAGTGCGGCATCTCTAAGCAATCCTGCTTGTCCACCATATGCAGAATTTAATCGTGCAAGTGCACGTTCTGCTGCTGCAGCAAGACGATCATCTACTAGCTCTGATTGACGAACAGAGATTGGAGTTTCTGATGGATCATCAATTACTGCTGCATAAATTCTGATTCTTGAAACAACTGATGCAACTAAATTAAATGCATACTTGATTTCACCGATTGCGTCGTAGTATTCCCAAGCTTCTGCTTGCCATGCACTTGATCCAGCAGAGCGACGAATTCTAAATTGCTCAAACTCACCCTTGTCATTAACTTTAATTTGAGCTGCTGCAGCTGTAAGAGTTCTAGGAGTGGAGTAACTTGCAGATTGCGCTGTATTAGTAAATACAGATGAGATTGTTGAAGGCTTTGGAGTCTGAATTACTTGTGTAGAACGAGAAAATGTTGACTTAGTTTTTTTGCGCTTCGGCTGGGATGGTGGAGTAGGTTGATCAGGTGTGTCATTAGTAAATAAACCCACGGGAACTCCTTGTCATCCTAGTTGCGGAATATGAAGTCTTACTTATCTTCATATGCAGTCAACAGCCCTGCTATAGCAGATACCGCATAAACGGTAGCAACTATGTAGGTTACTGATGGAATAATGATAGCCGAAATTACGAACCCTGATCCTATCCAAACGCTAAAACACCACTCACAGGTGGATAGGTATCCAAGATAGGAAGACTCTGGTGGAAATTTTTTCCAAAAGGCATTGCGGATAGGGGCTGTAATCATGTCACGAGTCACTAGACGAGTCACACGATATGTAGCTAGCCCTAGAAGGATAAATTGTAGGAGGGTTAGATCATTCATTCTATTGGATCCTCACTTGAATAGACCGAATTGTTTTGCCCGTATGGATTCCAGCCTCTAAGACGAGACCCACAACCGCAGGAAGCGTCTTTTATAAAAGCTATAACCTTCTCGGACTCGGTTAAAACTGCTTGCAGCTTCCCATCAACGTGCCTATGCAAATATTTTTCTCTAAACACAAGTGTAGGGCCTTCTGGAGTGTCTTGAGCTATCAAAATGCTATCGCCAAGAAGCACTACTCGGACTCTGTCAACCTTACGAGTGCCTTGAGGCGATGGTCCAGGTATTGAAAGTTCATCTAACCCAACGGAGTTGGGCGGAGCTATCCAGACTAGGGCTGGGAAGACATCCGAAACTGCTCTCAAGTATTTAACCCAAACTCTGTGTATTCCTCTGGGATATAGAAATCATTCCAGCCTAACGCATAACCTGCTAGTTGTAGGTCGAGCATTACTGGAGCCTCTCTAGAACTATCTTCAATACTTAAATCAAAGTCTTCTGAGCTTTTTACATGCTTCGCGTTTTTCCAAGCGTAGTGATCCTTGAGGGAGATTAGCGGGAAAGCCATAGGGTAGCTTGAGTTAGGCGCAGACATAGTTTCAAGAGATCGTGATTGAGGTCTTTTGGATTTTTTAGGATTCCTCCAAACAACTACAACAAGATCTGTGTCTTTGTAAGTTCCTGTCTTGGTTTTATAAAGTTTGCTCATTGGCTTAGACGCCTTGCCAT